AGGTGAACACCTCAGTCGACAGTAGTGACACACTAGTTGAGCCATTTGCTGGCGAACTGACATATGGCAATCCTGTGCTAAAGTTGACTGGGGTTGTTATCAACCCGGTTAAGGTGTTTGTACCAAATGTTACCGCTGCTGATGTGCCAAACCACACGCATTCTACATGGTAGATCGCACCGGGTTGGGCTCCGAAAGTAATGGCAGTAGCAGTAATGACAGGGTTGAGAAGGGAACCAACAGCAAAAGTGCTGCTCGTACCCAGAGGTGCACCATTGGTAGTCGCGGTTCGTTGGGTGTGGAAGGACTGGAAGATGCCTCCAATTGTAGAGGGGATTTGTGGTTTGAAAAATTCAACACAGTATGACACCCACAATTCACCAAGGATCTGATTTGGGTTTCCTTGTGTGGCGAGTTGGAATGTGCCGTGATCATACAATCTGAGGTCTTGGTTAGAGGCTGGTGTTCCACTTCTGATGTACAGGATTGGGGTGGACACCTCAGATCCTTTGCACTCGACCATATGGACGAGATTCTTGGTCGGCTTAGTTGCTTTTGAGAACTCGCTATTTTCCATTTGCGCTCTACTTGTGTACACAGGGACACTGGAGTTGTAGTTTGTTGCCATAACAACAACTCCGGGCGCACCTCCAGTAACATAATCAGTGATGAGTGAGTTAAACTCAAACACCATTCCATGGATCCTGTATTCTTGATACCCCTCGGCAACAGTAGATAACCAAGGGAATGTTGTGAACATGCCAGGATTGATGGGAAAGCTTTGGTTTGTGAAAGCTGTTGTCCCGAGGATGTCGCCGATATATTCTCGGTGACACACAATGTTGGTACTGTGGGTGGTTGAGAATTTGGGAATACTCCCGGAGAGCACATTATACTCAGCACCACCCCCTACAACTTCATAATCCCCGCTTCCGAATATAGATCCGATACCGGTCCCCAGCCAGCGGCCAACGCCAGTTAAGTCACCAAAAGGCAGCATTTTGCTCATCCTTTTGGCTATAATGGCACCAGAATCACCGAATG